TGCGCGAGAAAGGTTTCAATCGCTTTCAGGCGTTTGCTGCGGTCGGCAAACCTGTTCTCTTCGTCAACCTTGGCGCTCAGTTCTTCAATTGACTTCCAGCGTGTGTCAAGCTCGGCTTGCTGCTCGGTGGTAGGCGTCTCTGCGCCCTGCTTTTCCCAGAACGCTTTCTCGGCCTCCACCAGCGCCTTGAGCTCCTGTGCGGCTGTTTTCTTTTTTTCCGGCATCGTTGTTGCTCCTCGCGTGTTAAGGCTACGCCAGCGCTCGAATAGCGAGACTTTGCATGCGTAGCGATTGAGTCCTTAGCGCGGCCACGTCGATTGACTTCTCCTTCGGCTTGGGTTCACTCATTTCCATCAGGTTACTTAGCTCCGTGTGAAGCTCCATGATCTTGTCCATACAGGATTGAACCTTTGCTCGATTAGAGGAAGAGAGCATCCGGCCTTCCTTGACCCGGTTCTCGTGGTTACGCTGCATGTTGCTGGTGTGCTTCGCCAATGCGGATACCACATCGTCAAAGGACTCAAAGGAGTCGGATACCGGCTGCCCTTTGAGGTAAAACTCGTCGTCAGAACTGTTTAGGAATTCTTCGATTTGCGCCGTGACCAGCGGAATCATTGTCGGCGGGTACTCGTTAAAAGCTTCGGCTACCTTCGCCTTCCAGTCCATGACGACGCCAGTTACATCGGAATCTTTAGCTGTCTCCGCTATCTTGCGCACAACACGACGTAGCGCCGACTCAACCTCCCACGTAGAGGGAGTCGTTTGGGCCATCTCTTCCGCAAGCATGCCCTTGCCGTCTGCCGCAGGTCCAGTTGCAGACTTTACCGCTGTCGCTGTTGCCAGTTTGTTCATACCAGCCAGCACCAGAGAATCTTCGGGTGCCTCGACTTTCTTCAATAGGCGGATTCGGTTAAACTTCTGTGCCTTATTGAGATTAAAATCAAGACGATCCGCCTTCACGTACAGTGGCAGCTTTTCCTTAAAATCTTTAGCGTCAATGTACTCATATTCAAGCGGGATATAGGCAAATGAGAAGCCGACCTTCTTGCCCGCTTTCTTGCGTTCACTAGCAATCTTGCGGGCGTCCTGTGCGGTTTCTGTAGTGTGAAACTCCGACTTAACAAACCAGCCATAGTCATCCTCACGGGCCTCAACTGGATAGCCCACCGCCTCAGTAAACTTCCAATCATGGCTATGAGCACTGAACCCAGAAGAAATGTATTCATCCATGCTGTCCGCAAATGCGCCCTTAAGCACGATGTCTCCACCCTCATCAACCTCACCGAACACGCTGCGATAACCCTCTATGGTGCCCGGCCCTTCTTCAGACATTTTCATGTCTTTCAGGTCGATGAATTTGCGCTCTATTTGCATAAGCAAAAAGCCCGTCGCAATCTCCATCGCTGGAAATCACGGCGGGCAGGTCGTCATCACGGGCTGACGCTTAACTCGCTAGGTTGTTATCAAGTTGCGGTCTTCTGTCGCAAGCCTTTCACGCGGTCGGCTAAGCTGTACAACATTCGCTCAATCTTCTGCAATTCCTGATTCCCTGAGCCTTGCGGCACAGGATCACCGCCTTGATTGGGTCTATTCGACGGTGGCGGCGATGGCTGCTTTTGTTCTTGGCTCACAGGGGATCGCGTCTCCGTGCCACACTTTACCACACACTTGCGGTCAGAATGCAACAAAGTTTCTACCGCCAGTTAAGAACTGTCCAATTTGCGCTGTAAATATCTTCACCTGTGATTGCCGTGTATCGCGGTCCAAACCATGGGCGTGGTGCAATCACACGTTTGTTTGGTGCCTCACCCAGAATCGCTGCCATTGCGCTATAGGCTGAGTTGGCTATGATGAACGATGTGCATCTTTTAAGTAACCGGAAATCATCAAGGTAGTTGCGTCCCTCGCTATAGTCAACGTCACTACCAAACATTCGCTTGCACTCGGCAATGTCGTCGCTAAAGACAAGAAACTTAGCACTAGGGAATCGCGTCATTGCTGCGCGATAGTAACTCCCAGGCACACGCGGGTGATAGCCGCCGTCGTAATCACCACGCCTAACGTGGATTGCCACGTAATCGTTTTGCGCAGGCTCATCAGTCATGCGCAGCCACCAGCGAACCTCGTCAAGACAGTGGACGAAATAGCGCTCACTTTGCAGGTGCCCGCTCAGGCTAACGCTCTCTGTCAGGCGTACGTCGTGATAGCCCCAATCGATGAAGCGGTCAGACAGTGTTGGACCACTGTAAACAGGCAGCGGGTTAACGAAGTGGCGATATACGTCGCAATCTTCGCTTGAACCGAACCGTTCTTTATGATCGTGATTGATCCAACGCGGAAAAGCGAAGTCAAAGCCGTTGCGACGGGCAACCCCTATCGTGCTCGCAACTTGAAACATCTGGTTCGCCAGACGGCCGTAATGGCCCAACGCATTGAAGGTTACTATCATAGTTCACGCTACTCTTACCACATCGCAGACATACCGCTTCACCCTGATCCAACATCTCCCACTCGTGTGCGATACCAGTCGAAGGTTGAACGGAGTCCGTCATACAGATTGATTTTAGCACGCCAGCCAAGTGCGTTGAGACGGGAACTATCCAGCAACTTGCGTGGTGGGCCATCCGGCTTGCTGGAATCAAACTTTATCTCGCCGCGATAGCCGACAACCTCAGCAATCATGTGGGCGAGTTCGCTGATAGTCACTTCCTGCCCGGAGCCTACGTTAATTGGCTCACTGTCATTGTATTGAGCCATCAGGGTTATCAGTGCATCAGCAAGATCGTCAACGTGAAGGAATTCACGCAGCGCCTTGCCGGTGCCCCAAAGCGTGATTGCGCAATCTCCGTTGCGCACTGCTCGATGCAGCCGCGACATCAGCGACGGGATCACATGCGCGTCGATGGAGTCGAAGTGATCGTTAGGGCCGTAGAGGTTAGTAGGCATGGCGCTAATCGCATTGAAGCCATACTGCCTGCGATAAGCCTGGCACATCTTCAGTCCCGCAATCTTGGCAATTGCGTACCACTGGTTGGTCGGCTCAAGCGGGCCGGTAAGCAAGGCGTCCTCACTAATCGGCTGCTGAGCATCACGCGGGTAAATGCATGATGAGCCAAGGAACAAAAGTTTCTCACAGCCGTTTAGTTGAGCAGCGTTAATAACATTGCACTGGATTAGAAGATTGTCGCGAATGAAATCGGCAGGATAAGTGGAGTTTGCGTGAATGCCGCCGACCTTGGCCGCTGCGAGATAGACATGCTGAATCTTATTCCCCCAAAAGAAGCCGTAGGTGTCTGCCTGGCTTCTTAGGTCAAGTTGCGCGTGGGTATGTGTAACAGCATCAGGTATGCGCCGCAGCAACGCACTGCCAACAAGTCCCGTGTGACCCGCAATGTAAACGCTCACTTATAATGCCCCATACTCATGCAGGTGAATTACCGCCGGCCGATGGCCGTGTGGCCGCTGGCCGGCCTGAAACGCACGCCATTCGAATTGCTGGTCCAACTGGCTCCAGTACTTGTCCATGCCCTGCCAGATGTCAGGGAGCAGGTTCATTAGTTCGCCAGAAAACTTGACGCAGCCAAAGCTATGAAAGATGCCAATGCCATGTTGATCGTACGAGTACGCGCACCACAGCGCGGGACAGGCGACTAACTCTTCCAATGCGCCCGGCCACGGCAGGATGTCGTGCTCGACTAGGACAACTGTTTCGCGTTGCTGCCATAGCTCTGTGAGCAGGGTCCAGTAGGTGTCGTCACTGGCACTGACGTCCACATAGCACGGATTGTAACGCCTGAGTAGCCATTGTTGCTCCCGCCGCAACCTCGTGTAAGGAACAACAACCTTCATGCCCGTACCAAACCAGTCCACTAATCATCGTTACACTGTTTCAGCGCTGGGGTATCACGCGAGCATTGGTCCACGGCCTTGCGAGCTACCGCATCACCAGCGCGTTCCAGTGACTTGCCAACGCTGCGAGCTACCGGACAGGGGGCTTGGCGCAGTGCGGCACCGGCTAATCCCGCCGCGTGGCCAGCGGTTACGGCTCCTGTGCGCATTGTGTTGGTGTAGTGGTCGGTTAGTGTTTTCTTCCTGCTCATATGGCTTGCTTCCTCTCTCTATTTGCTCAACCATGACCGATTAAAGTATAGCTCCCACTCCAGCAACGGATGCGGCTCACACTCGGGGAACAATCTAAACATGCGACCACAACCTCCGACTCAAAAC